GTTGAAAGACGGTCATACTTGCGGAGTGTGCAAGGGATCAGGCCGTGAGCCGGTGCATAACTCTACAATGGATGTTATCACGCTGGATATGCCGCGCGATCCGACAATGATGATTGACCTTGAAAAGATGCTTGTCTATAAAGCACCTCCGATTGATCTGCTTACTTTCCAGAAGGACTATATAAATGAGCTTCGTGCCAATGTGTTCCTGATGATGTTCAATAAGGAACTATTGGATAAGTCAGAGGTAGCAGCAACGGCGACAGAAAAGGTACTTGACCTGGATAACCTTAATGATACACTGAATCCCTTTGC